GATGTGTAAGCACGGACAGATGGCATTCAAGACTGGTACCAATGCTCGTGGTCAATGGCAGGGTTATTTATGTGCAGCTCCAAAGGGTGCACCAGATAAGTGCGACGCTATCTTCATTCGATAGTGTATGCGCGGGCCTTGGGAATTCGAGGAACCACGTTGTTATGGAGTAGATACAGAGATGTACTATCCGATTGATCAGTCAACTACTATGGCGGAACTACCTCTTATCAGGTACATATGTGGGAACTGTCATCATAGAACTGAATGCGCTGAGTGGGCTATATCACACGAACGCTTTGGAGTATGGGGCGGCCTGACAGAGAAGCAACGTAGGGAAATACGAAAGCAAAGAAATATCGTATTACCTTTCGGTGAGTTCTGTGCTTGATTTACAACGTGCGTGGGGAACTGTCCTCACTAAAGCAACACCGCTTCCTGACGTATGGACTGCGCTATCAGCTAAACAGATCAAGTTCCGCAGGGGACAGGTCTGTATGGTGGCAGCAGCACCCAACGTAGGTAAGTCAATGTTCGCACTCATCTATGCAGTTAAGGCTAAGGTACCTACCCTGTTCTTCTCGGCAGATACTGATACCACTACTGTAATGATGAGAGCAGCAGCACACGCAAGTGGGCATAACCAAGTCAACGTAGAGCAGAGGTTATCTTCTGATAACAACTACTACGATAACTACTTTGATAAGTTAAAGCATATTAAGTGGGTCTTTGATTCCAGTCCGTCACTCGATGATATCGAGTTGGAAGTCAAGGCGTATGTCGAGTTGTATGGCGTGGCCCCAGAGTTAATCATCATAGATAACCTTATGAATGTAGCTGCTGAGACAGATAACGAATGGGCAGGGTTGCGTGCAATTATGATGGAGCTACACGATATGGCACGTAAGACTGAAGCCTGCGTACTAGTACTGCATCACGTCAGTGAGCAGTCAGAGTACGGCAGTCCAACAGAACCACCAGCACGTCGTGCTATTCACGGCAAGGTAAGTCAGTTACCAGCACTGATCCTGACACTGGGCTACAACCCTGCCAATAATGAGTTGAAGGTGGCTGCAGTGAAGAATCGCTTTGGGCCACACGCTGCAGATGGCAAGGACTTTGCTACCTTGTATGTGAACTATGGTTCGTGTCAGATATCTGATGGCAATTCCTATGGTGCTATGCTTGCCAGAGATGCACGAGCTGGCTATACCGGTGACTACATACCAGAAGATGAATACGGAAACGAGATAACAGTATGAGTGATTTAGATAGAGAAGTAGCAATCCTTAAGGTGGACTTAGCTAACTTCTTTAATGCTTTGATTCAATCCGGTGTGGTTGAGATAGTCAAGGACGAAGAAGGTCAGATGGTTTACAAGACTAACAAGGTTGTGCTCGTTGATGAGCAGCCCGAAGTACAATAAGGCTAAGGGTGCAGCCTTCGAGATAGATGTAATGAAATGGTTTCGTGGTCTTGGAGTCCTTGCTGAACGCTTGCGTTTAGCTGGCAAAGATGACGAAGGAGATCTGGTTGTAGTTGTCTCGGGAAACACCTACATCCTAGAACTCAAGAACACCGCAAGACTAGACTTGCCGGAGTTCTGGAGACAAGCAGAAGTTGAGGCGCTTAACTACGCTAAGGCTCGTGGTATCGGGGAAGTGCCACTGCATTATGTTGTAGTTAAGCGTCGCAACGCTGGCATAGAGAAGGCTTGGGTGGTCCAAGACTTAACACAATGGCTAAAGGAGAAACAATAATGGCAGTACCAGAAGGCATCATCACGACATCAGATATCCTAGTACCAGAAGAAGTAGAACTTGCTGAAGCAGTGCTTAAACTAGATGATGAAGAACTAGTAGAGGCTTTAGAAGAACTGGCGGAAGATGGAAGTGATACAGAAGAATGAAGAAAAGCCTATGGAAAATAAAGTTTAGTAATATAGAAGTATGTACTTTAGAGCCATTATGGAAACAGATTTTATGGGTAGATTTCTACGAGTGGGATGAAGCTCCATATGGTATGACAGTCAGGATTCTAGGAGTTAATTTTGATTTTCTTATTGGGAAATGGATTGACTAATGATCTGCGACAACTGTTGTAAAGCTGGAGAGGAGAACTCTCTCAACCATCTCAAGCGTGCTACACATTGGCACGAGAAGTGCAACGTTAAGGGGTGTGTATGCCAGCACAGGACTGGTCCAGGGTACGTAAAGCGGGCCGATACAAAGGTTCCGTTGATGCAAACGCAATCCCCATAGCACCTATCGTTAAGTACTTTGGCGGTGAAGTAAGGGAAGGTAAGTCAGCTAGTGTTCGATGCTGCTTACATAATGACAGTAGACGATCTGCTGTGATTAACACGTACGATAACTTGTACTACTGCCATACCTGCGGCAAGGGTGGTAACGCAGCAAACCTAGTATGCCTACTAGAGAACTTGGAGTTTAACGATGGCCTCAAACGCGCAGTCGAAATTGCTACTGGAAGCGGCGCAGAGATACGCACAACAGGTAAGTCCAGAGGCAATCGTCGCACTCTCAGAACGTGGGATCTCTGAAGAGGTAGCTGCGCTCTATATGTTAGGCAGCGTCTATGAACCTGCCAATGGTCACGAGATGCACGATGGGTGGATATCTATTCCGTACATCACTGCGATGAACCACTGCGTAGGCTTTAAGTTTCGTAGGTTAGATGATGGCAAGCCTAAGTATGGCTCACCTACTGGGCAGAAGGCGCACCTCTATAACGTCATTGATACCACCATCTTGAGTAAGCACATCGTGGTATGTGAAGGTGAGTTAGATACAGTCATAGTCTCTGGTGTACTTGGTATCCCCGCAGTGGGTGTCCCTGGAGTGCAGGCTTGGAAGCCACACTTTGCTAAGTTACTTAATGGATACGACACTGTCTATGTTGTAGGAGATAACGACGTGAAAGAAGATGGCACTAACCCAGGAGCAGAGTTTGCCAAGCGTGTTGCAAGTGAGGTATTAAACAGTCAGATAGTATCATTACCACCTAATATGGACATCAACGACTACTACTTGGCTCACGGGGCAGATGCAACGAGAACCTTGCTAGTAGGTGAGACGATTGGATAAGAGTGAATGGCAACAGATGGTACAGATTTTGAATACTTTGGGCTTTCAGATCCTAGAGATAAATATGGAAGCAGAGACAATTCTCTTGCGGCCTATACCGACAAGGTAGATGATGCCTTTGTTGCAGATGTCTGGCGCATTATGGATACTGCTGGCAATTTACTTATCCGCAAGCATCACGACTACGGCCCAAAGAATATAGCTCACTCACCAGGTGGGCCACTCAATGGTCTGCGTGTACGTATGTGGGACAAGATTGCACGTATCAATAACCTGCTTGATTCCGGTGTCCAACCAAGCAACGAGTCACTGCGTGATTCATATTTAGACCTACTGAACTACTCTGCTATTGCAATGATGGTACTCGATGGCGTATGGCCGGAAGTACCAGAAAGTAACTGTGACTGAACTAAACCCTATTGTCTATGACATCGTACCTAGTATCGCACGCGTAGTCCACAATCAGTACAACAAGTGGGCAGACCGCGATGATATCAAGCAGGAGTGTATACAGTGGGCGCTTAGTCGTGTGAACTATATCAACGATCAGTTGAGTGTAGAGAATAAAGATGAACTTAAGCATAACGAGCAGAAGATAGCGTGGCAGATGAAGCGTGCTGCTGAACGCTACGCACGCAGAGAGAAAGCAGTTAAGTCTGGCTATCAGTTAGGCGATGAGGCTTATTACCAAAGTGGCGTACTAGGACAACTACTGCCCTTCGTTATTGCATCAGTCATAGATGGCACAGTGCTAGAGCAAGCGCAAGAGATGCTCCACGATGGTATGCCAAAGGGATCGTCAAGCCCCGCAGAAGGTGGCAACCTACTAGCTATGCTCATTGATATTAAGCAAGCGTACGAAAAGCTAGAGGCAGAAGATAAGCAGGTACTTGTGCTGCGCTACCACGAGAACCTTAAGTTAGAGGAGATAGGTGAGGTGCTAGGCGTACACCACAGCACAGCAGATCGTAGGTGTGAGCGTGCCTTGCGTGAGTTAAGTTCCAACTTGGGTGGACAAAGTCCATTCCAATGAACGAGTTAGTTCTCTTTGACTTTCTTAAGTTTAATCTTTACCCAGATTTAGAGCGTGCTCCTGGCATCTATGATGCCTTCGACTGTCACTCACAAAAGGCTGGACATTTCATTGAGTTAAAGTGTCGCCAAACCCATTATTCTACGCTACTTATAGAGCAGATGAAGTACCGCAAGCTGATAGAGCAGGCTTATCACCGCGACTTGCTGCCGTTCTATATCAACAGCACGCCGCTTGGTATCTACTCCTTTGATTTAACAGAGATAGATGAACCGCAGTGGCACGTACATCAGATGCCAGCGACCACAGAGTTTGAGAATATAAATAAGGTTGAGAAGGTAGTAGGCTATCTGCCCATCGAGGAGGCTATCAAGCTATGACATACGAATATGAATGCCCAGGTTGCGGTGATGTACGCATCATCGAACGCAGTATCAATGCACCGGAGGATACATACATCTGCACGCAGTGTGACTGTACCTTCCAGCGTAAGTGGTCTTCGCCCGCCGTCACCTTTAAGGGTGCTGGCTTTTATAGTACCGACTACAAGCACTAACCCCCACCGGAAAGAGGGTACCGGTGAGGGCTAGTTGTACTACCGAGAGGAGTTCGGTTCAGACTATACCCTGATAAGGGTTTGGAAGCAAGATAGAAACAGCTACGTGGCAAGGGTCGCCATCGTTATCCCACTCCTCGCGCTCCTCCTCTGTCATATACTCATAGTTCCCGTCGTGCGTAGCACAATAAGGTTTAGATACATAGCCTAGTTTGATCCCGATATACAGCCAAAGATTTAGAAACCATTCTCTATTCATCAGTACCACCCTCGTCTATTATGAAAGCCGAGTGCGCGGCACGCAGACCCTCGATAGCGGTGTTCAAGGTATCGTAAGCCGTGAAGGACTTGTATCGTAGGCTCTCCACTTCGCTCTCTAAGTAGTTGAGCAATTCCGAAAGCCGAGCTTCGTGGTCTTCCTCTACTGTCTCTTGGTTTTGCCAAGTGATCAAACCGGCTTTCAGCGGTCCATAAGGTGACAAGGCACGCAACTTCTCTTCTCGAATATCCGAGAGCACGACTATATTCTCTTGCGATTCGTTTGTTTTCACGCTTCTCCTCCATTGTTGCCTTTGTTCTTGTTGTCATCACTGGCTGTACTTCGGGTGAGGACGTAGTCAGTGGGTAAATTATCCAACCGGCTAGTGCTACCGCTAACAGCGATACTGATACCGCCTTCGTTCGCTTGCTCATCTAGTCTCCCACTTAATCTAATAAGGATATATCCTACCAAAAGGACACCTACCATCATTGTCCAATAGTTCATCGGCTAGCTGCCTTCACTAAGTTTGTTACATCAAGAGGCTGGCCCACTAGTTGGGCGTCCTCCTCATCGCTCTCCCACCCCGACACGAGGATACGAGTGGCTGTTGGTGACTTGGCTACCCATTTAAGCGCCTCTTCAGGGCACTCCCCTCCCCACTCTGCTACCCCGCTAGCGTCCACTACTTCGTAGAGTAGAATTAGATCAGACTTACGTGGGTGAAAGGCAATCACATTACTCATCGCCCTCCTCCTCTGTGGGAAATAGTTTATCCCAGCACGTGGGGTGTGTACCGGAGATGAGAATCTCTCTATCTTCCGCGTTCATATCAGGGAAGGCGCTCTGAATATTCTCTCCCTCTTGCCACCTTGTGACCGCCTCACGATCTAAACTCCATACTTCGTACTGATTGCAGACTGTACAAGGTCTAGTTTTAACTATGATTGTGTCACTCATCGTCGCCCTCTCTCTCTTCTAGGTTAAAGATACGGGACATCGCTCGGTTAGCCCTCTCCATACTACGGATAGCCTCGGCTCTCTCCCTCTCCATCATCTCCTGCATTGTCTCCCTCTCGCTCATCGTAGGCACCCGCAATTCTCTGCCGGTGTTAAGCAATCACCACAAAATACGGTGCACATAGTGCAACCATCTCCCTCGCACTCTTTACATATTGTCATTCGCTCTCTCCCTCTACTGGGCAGTCGTCATAAGGACGATATTCGTCCACTTCGCAGGTGCAGAAATTAAATCTCTCTACCTGTGTCGCGTGGGTTAGTTCTGCTAACTCTCCCCAAGATATTGAATCTTCGTTCATTCGCTTTCTCCCTCTCCTTTGTGTAATGAACAGTAAAGATTATCTTCTCTTTCAGTAAAGAAAGAAATGTCGTTGTCTACCCATCCACACTCGGCACACTTGTAGTTGCCTATATAATGGATAGCCCCATTGTCTAGCCTTACTGTGTAACGCGTCTTCATTCTTCTCCCTCTTTCTCTACACAGGCGGGGCAGATATTGCCCTCGTCTTCTTGCTCGTCGTACTCCTCGCCACATTCGGCGCACTTCACTTCATTAAGCACGTGGTTAGACCACGGATCGCCGTCGTAGTAGCCCATTACTTACGCACCACTTCTACGGGGTCTAGGTTCGTATCGTAAGAGACTCCACAGTTAGGACAGTCTATCGTTGCCATATGGCCGAAGCCATAAGGCTCGATAATTACCTCGGTTACTTCCTCGCAATCATCGCAAGGCGCATATAAAGTGCTCATTACTTCACCTGATAAACGTCGAAGTCCTCAAGCCAAAAGCCTTGTAGGTCTTCCTCGATTTCGCAATCAAGGGAGGCTGCTTGCGCTAGTTGCTCCCCGTAATTGTCGTTGATAGCGCGGATTGCCCCGCGCTTAGTAAAGAAAGTCTTCTCCTCGTAATAGGTGAAGTTCTCCTCACCCTTCTCGTTCTCAAAGACCGCCTTGATAGCCCACTTCTTCACTCCTCGCCCTCCTCTTCTGTGATTGCAAGCCATAAGCAGCGCTCATCTTCGTACACTTCGGCGGTCAGTTGCTTGATTGCCTCCAGCCACTTCTCGTCCACTACTAATTTGATCGTGTAATTCTTCATCTCTCGCCCTCTTTCTCTGTCGCCACCTTGACCACAGACCGCCGTGCAGGGCAACCAATCCCTGCACGACAGACCGCATTCAGTAAGTTTTGCCTGTCGCTTTACAGTAAATCCAATAGACCAACTCCACGCCCTGCCATAGCGCCCACACACCGAACCCGTAGACGGTCAGAGTAAACAAGACCGAGCCAAGATACAAGAGTTCGCTCATTCGTCGTCCTCCTCTTCGTCGTGTGCCTTCTTGTAGTGAGCGACTATGTCGCTTGAAGTAGCAAAGTATTCAAAGCACATCTCACAGACTCTCGTGCTCATTGGCTTCCCCCTTTTCTGATCAGCGCGAGAACCATCTCAAGAGTCTCAACGACTCCCTCTTGACGGCTGCGTTCCATTGATACCATCGCGTCAGAATAGTCGTCCGCCTCTTCCTCTTCCTTCTTCGCCTCTAATTGGTTCTCGGCTGCTTCCAATTCCCCGTCCAAGATTGATAAAAGAAACATCTCGCGTTGGGTAAAAGACACCTTCTCCATTATTTGCCCGCCTTCTCTACTTCTTGGTCAATCCTTGCCACAATCCAAGCCAAAGACTGATTACTCGCCAGCGCGTGGTGAGAGTTCACTAGCGCCTCATACACGTCCACGTTATTCATCGCCTTGCGTTTCCTGATTGTGTAACCCTTGTATTCAAGCATTCTTTTCCCTCTTTCGTTGGTTGTGCTGACCTCGTCAGTGCCCGCTTCACGGACAGACGCCTCACGGCGTTTCGGTCTTAGAGTCCGCTTTCGCTTTCGACTTCTAGGAGTTCCATTATCCAGCGCTCCACCTCTTGAGGGCGGTTGGCGTACTCGGTCAGGGCGTCAGCAAGATAGCCGAGTTCCATATATCCGAGTCCGTCGGCTGGTCGCTTCCAATCTACGAGGGTGACCGAGTCATCTCCGTAGTAAGTCTCGGCGAATCCAATCAGGTCGAGAAACTTACGGAATGGCAGGAAGTCGGTGTGGTTGGCTGCCCACCGGTAGAGGGTCGCAACGCCTTCGCAATAGGTTGGGGCATTGTCTGACCATTCAAGGGCGCCCTGCTCGTGGGTTGTTGTTGTCATTTGTTTCCTCTTTCGTGTGGATTGGTTGGGTTCCACTAGTAGAACTTTAAGGGCTGCGGGGGCAGGTTCTGACCATTTGGGCCTTTTATTTGATAACGATTTGATAACGATTTCAGGGCCTACTTTGTCGCTTTGTCGACAATTAGAAAACAGGTCATAGGTTGTTCAAACATTTGTTCGATTACGAGCCGGTAACTTACAGGGCTGCACGGGTCGCAGGGTCAGGTCTGACTATCGAACAGTTGTTCGTCGAACATTTGTTTGGGGTGCCAAGGCGGTAGCCAGCCCCCGCAGATTTTCCAGAAAGTTATCCACAGCTTTATCCACAGCCTGTGGACAGCCAGCAACGCGGTCGGGCGTGGCGCAGGGCAGGGCACCCACCCGTTTTAACTTTGCGCGACTACATACATATACTCCCCAACAAAAAATATTTGCTAAAGTGAGATCCCAATATGGCCTCTGACCTGCGGTTTTATATACTGTGTTGCATATCACATAATAAAAACGCGAAATCCGTTATTTTTCGCGCCTTATATATAGTAGGGGAGTAAAGCGGGGAATGGTCCGGTTTACGACCCCACGCTTCGGGTGGAACCCTTCGCGTAGCCCCCTAGGGCGTAGCGAGCTGTACCGCTAAATGCGGGATAGGTCTGTCTAAATCTAGATCACTAGTATCTCAATATATGAGACAATCTGACTAGTACGAAACTATAAGTTTCGGAATGAGAAGCTACCGCTTCCAGTATGGGAACCATAGGTTCCTGTATAAAACTGCAACTTCCCTAGTATAAATATGAAGGCATTCCGGCCCATTTTCTATTAGGAGCATCACGTGGCAGAGAACTCAGCAGATATAGCTAAGAGGATTATCCTCGGCTGCGTAGCCGAAGGTATGACCATTGACGCCGCCTGTGCTTCCGCCGGTAAATCTATTAAGACGTATGAGTACTACCGCCGCACAGATAAGGTCTTTGCAGACAAGGTAGATCGAACCCGTCTCGGCCTAAAGGATAAACAGTTCCAGGGTGGCGACGTTCACGATATTGACTTCGTCGAGTTCCGTCAAAAGTTTCTACACTCCCAGACCTTTGCCCATCAGAAGAACCTG